CAGCAGAATATGGTAGGTCCAGGGCCCCGGCGGGTTCGTCCCTTCATCCGGAGCGTAGACGGGCACCGTGAAACGCCCGCTGACCTCGCAGACGACGGGCTCGACGACAATGCCGTCAGGCGTCATCACGACACGCGGATCGGGAGAGATGACGAGCGTGCCGCTCGCATCCTCCCCGGACGCCGACGTGAGGCGCCCCTTCAGAAATGCGAGCGACACGCTCGTTCACCTCACTTCAATGATTACTTGTTCTCGTTGTTCTTCTGCGTCAACAGGGCCGCTAGGTACCCGATCACAGTACCCGCGTACCGCTTACCGGCCTCGCCCGGGCGCAGTCGGTCGGCGATCTCCTCAACGAGGGCGTGCGTCGCCTTCGTCTCCTCCCAGATCGCCTTCAGGTACCAATTGATGTCCCCCGCATAGTGCTCGCCCTCCTTGCCGCTGCGCAGCAGGGACGCGATCTCCTCGAGCAGCTCATTGCTGGATGCCATTTCTAACTCATCTCCGTTTTCGTAGTTGTAGTTGTCTCCGTTGCGGTACCGGATCACCCAGTACCATTTCCCGGTCTGCGTGTAGGGGTGTCCCCAGTAGTTCCAGGCGTGCACCTCATTCCCAGTCGAGTCTCCGGCGTAGCCATCGATCGACCCATCTTCAGCGATCCACGCCTCGCAGATCAGCCCCATGCCGATCATGCACACGTGCCCGTCGGTGAGGAGGATGTCCCCATCGGTGGGCACGTAGTCCTCGTCCCACTCCCAGATATCGAATTTTCCGGACGTCTCCGCCTGCTGGCGCAAGCTGCCGGTCCACACATCCCGAGTGAAAACGGGGTCGCCGTACCACTCGAAGATGGCGCAGATCATCTCACTGCAGTCAACGTTCACGTAGTGGCTCGTGTCGCTCGGGCCGCTGAGTGAGTAGATCGTCTGCCGCTCCGGCTGACTGTAGCCGATGCAATCGTTCTGGGTGATCGCGTATGCGATGCTCCCGAGACTCATCAGCCCTCATCCTTGGGAACGTTGGCGTCAGCGACGGCGAGGACGGCGGCGAAGAGCGCTCCGAGCGCGTCAGAGACATCGGAGGTGATGTACCCCTTGACGACGAGCAGACCGCCGATGACGATGCCGATCTTGTAGATTGCGGACCTGAGAGCCGGATCAAGCTCTTTCATTTCTTCTCCTTCGTGATTGAGCTGATTTCGTCAACTCGGTTTTCGATATTACTTAGGCGCTCCATAACGCCCGGTCTCCGGGGAACCCCCGGACGCTCCTCCGTCCCCTGCCAGTCGGTGAGCAGAGTGGAGAGTCTTTTCATTTGCGGATGGATATAGGCCCATATGCTCCCGATTCCGAGAATGAGCCCGAACCATGACGTGATGACGCTTATGTCGATAATAAATTTCATAGAAAAAGTTCCTGGAAACCGTTACGAGACTGTGGAGAATCAAAAAATAATCTACCCGCACGATACTTGCGACGTAGCCACTGGCAGATCTTATCGTTGCGCACCAACCCGATCTCCCCTTCCCGTACGTCATCTGTGATGGTGTACATTATACCCACTCTTTTCGGCTGACGGCGCTGAAAGAACACCGCGCCCTGCCCCACCCAGACAGAGAAAGCCCCCGATGAGCAGCGAATACTGAAGTCATACTGCGCCTTCGAATCCTTCTTAGCGATGAGCCTACCATCATTATCACGGAAGTCGTTCTGCACAGCATAATCGGCGTATGTCCCCGAGAAATCCTTAATGAATTTACCGAAGCGCGTGTTCATCACTTCGCGAGCGAATTTTTCTGAATCGACGAAATGAGCTACAACAAAGCCGTTACCGAAACGAGTGAGCTCCTTTTCCGGCGTAACGCCCCACGCCGCGAAGTACGGGTTCATAATGGTCACCGCGTTGGAGAGCATGAAGACGCGCGTTTTATCCTGATACCGGTCTACAGTGCTGTAGAAGTCCAGGAACTTCGTGACTTCATCGGGGAGGAAGCGGGTCACCCCCTGCTCGATGATGAATTCGTCGAAAATGATGGTTGTGACAAGCGGGAAGGCCACGGACTTCACGTGCCCCGCAATACTGAGCGCCTGAAAGTATCCCATGGTCTTCCATTTATCATCGCCTTCTAAGCGATACTCTGCTCGCGGACCGTTCACCCTGAATTCGTAACCAGGGAATTCGTGGGCGATGTCCGAGAAAAAATTATCTCGGTTCTTCAGCTCGGGCTTGTAGCGCCTTAGGTAAATGAATTCCTCGCCGCGTTCGATCGCATTCTTGATGACAATCTTCTTCGCACCATACGTTTTTCCGAGCCCCCGCGCCCCCATGATCATATTGATGACAGCATTATACGAGAGCACGCGCCCGAAATCATAATAAGAAAATTTCCTCTTAGACATAACGCTTCAGCTTCCAATAGCACCCGGAGAACATAGATGCATTCCCCCAATGCGGCTCAGAATGCCCATCAGGACCGCGCGCCCCAATAGTCTCCCCATTCTCACCGCCGGTGCAATACTCAACGTGACCGCCACCAGAATACCACCGACACACGATCAGATCACCCTCGCGGATCTGATCATACGCATCGAAAGCCCCACCACCTTCAGCAACAACCCACCCATACGAATCGATCATCTCCGCAGTACCACCGGCGCCAATATCCATACCCAGGCACGTGTTGTACAGCCACCACACGAAGCCGCTGCAGTCAGTCACACCCGTCTGATCCGGGTGCAACCGCGCCTCATACCACTGGTGGTACTCGAACTTGCCAATACTGTTTATGGCGAGCTCAGTGAGAGCATGAAGATCGCCACCGCCACCGCCGCCACCGCCGCCACTACCGCTGCCTCCGGATCCACCCTTCTTTCCGTCCTTCTGCGACTCTTTCGATGCCACCCAGTAACCATCGCCACTAGGCATAGCGCGAGCAATGGTTCCGTCAACGAGGTATATGCTGAGCGCTCCACTACCGTCGCGCTTGACATACTTGATTTTCTTGGAGACCTTACCTGCATCTTTTCCGGCACTTTTGGACATATCAGTGCCCGATTCTCCGGGGCTGAGTTCCACACCGTTCGTCTCCAGATTCGCGATCATCCGGTACGCAACCTCATACCGCTGACCGACCGCCCACCATTCACCCTCATACTTGATGGCGGCCGCCATCGAATCCAACGTCGCCGGCGTCCCCGCACCCTGCGCCAGGCGCCCCAAGATCGACGCGTAATTCCCCCACCGGTGCATCACCACGATCAGCAGCATGCACGCCTCAGTCTCACCTTCAGGGTCCATCCCCAGCTCCTGACAGCGGGGAATGTACTCATTCTCCAGGTCGGCGAGCATCTGTGAGTTCTGGATGCGATGCCCCTGCTCACTGTCCAGTGCGTCGCTCAGAGCGCTACGGTCGGCGCCACTCAAGTACTGATATTTCCGCGACCCGATCGTCCACGAGTCACGACCCTCCGCCATCCATCCGTCGACGGTGGCTCCGAAGCTCACACCGCTGAAGCGCGACAGTAGGTCATAGGCGCGTCCCTGCGTCCACTGCCCGATACCGAGAGAAAGAGTGTCCGGAGCAGAAATGATGGAGTAATCATTGCTCGCCTCAACGGTGGCGAGCGTAGCGATCATGCATTTCTTGTGAATATCATCGAAAGCCATAGCTATTCTCCGTATAAAATACCCCCGGCGCCCACCCATGGCGCCGGGGGTAACCTCATCCCCTTGGCGAGATCAGTGTACCACAATGCGCGTGTTGCGCATGAACACCTTCGTGTCCTTGTTCGTCGGCCCATTGAACCGCAGCGAGAACGTGTAGCGTCCCGCACCCTCATCCGCCTTGAACATCCCCGCCACCTGCGAGTGCACGTAGGAGCCGTCGAACGGGCCCTGCGAACCGGAGCAGGCGAACCACGACGTCGCACCACTCGGGCGCTCCATGAACAAGTACCAGTGAATCGCGTTCGACCCCTGCGTACTGTGGTGAGCCTGCGCAATCGCCGTCACCACATCATCTGCATTCAGCTCCACAGTACCCGACACAACGGTCGTGTTCTCAGAGTCATTCGCGCTGCGAAGGATGCGGTCGTTCTCACCAGACTTGATCACTTGGTACCGGGTGCGCATCACCGCAGCCTTGTCGCCCGCCGCCTTCGCATCCGCGATGCCCGCGGCCAGACCGTTCGCCGACTGGGCGGCACTCGACGCACTCGCAGCGGCCGCGTTCGCTGTCTGCGACGCCGCGTTCGCCGTCGCCGTCGCTGTCGCCGCCGTCCGGTTCGCCTCAGTGGCGTTGGTGGACGCCGCCGTCGCCATCTCGACGGCCTTGTCGGACTTCGTCTTGGCTTCCTCGGCCATCGTTTGCGCCCGCTGCGCATCGCCCTTGGCGTTGGCGGACACGGACAGCGCCGACTGCGCCGACTCTTTGGCGATATGGGTGTTGTCGGACGCGTCGTTGGCGGCCGCCAGTGCACTGGTGGCGTCGCGCGCCGCCGCCGTCGCCTGGACGGTCGCCTCTCCCAGCTTCTCATCGATCATGTTCATGGCGCTGTTCATATCCCCGAGTACGGAGAAATGGTCACTTGCTTGGTAGATCGGGAGCTGGAAATTCTTGGTCCTGTTTGTTGCCGGCATTATTTTCTCTCCTTACGCTGGCACGAATCGGTTTTCAATGTCCTGCAGTGATGGCGTCTCGAAGTAGTCCACAGTCCACGACACCATGTTACCACTACCGGTTTTCATCATTTCCACAACCTCATATAGGGCATCCCTCATGTTCATGCGGTTCCCGGTAATCGGTGAGAAAATGTAGTCGCGATCGAATTCTCGGATGAACACCTTACCGTTGGTCTCCATCTCGGAGATGCTCATCGGCAGATCGTCGATCTCTTTACATGTTGCAGCCATGCGGGAGAAATCCTCCGCCAACAACCCATTGACTGTGTAACGGTTGTGCATGTCGAAGAGCAGTTCCTCCAGGGTGGAGGGGCCGCCGCGCAACCAGTTTGTGACCTCAATGTGATCGCGGTTAATGCGACGATCAAGATACTCCTCCAGAGAATTCTTGAAGATCTTGAACTCATCGTCATACTTCGCAATAGCATCGCGCAGCATCTGTCGCACTTGCGGCGGCAACGCCTTGTAGTTCTCCATCTCCTTATTGAGATCAATAATGAGAGCGTGAACTTTCTGATTATAATCCCCCGCAAGCGACTCAAGTGCATTACTGAGCGCCGTCTTCAACCCATCGTCAACCCACCGACGCATCTCCTCCATCATCTGCAGATACGTGTACCCGTCCCTGTAGGTGAAAGGAATAGAGTTACTCAGACGGTAGTCAGGAGGAATGAGCAGGTACTCATCCTCAATAAATTGACCAGGGCCGGAATGCGGCCGACCTTCCAGTGAAACTGTCATTCGTACTCCTAATCCCCATGAACAATTCCTGCAATTCAACGATGATCATGAGATCAACATTGATAAACGTGTCACGCCACGCCGCAATAAGCTGAGCCGTATGCCCAGTATAGCCTTTCGACCGCGATTTGGACGACTGCGAACCACGAGAAGACGACTCGCCCGACCCACGTGACGTCGTCGAACCGTCCGTATCGTTCACGCCCCCGCTATCACTGCTCACATCGCTGGCCGCCGTCGCATAATCCTTGTCCCCCGACAAGCGCACCTGCGGAAGCTGAGACTGTACTGTCCTGGACTTCGCATCACTCTTCGACACCGTTTTCGACGTCGTTTCTCCGCTATCACTATGCTCGTTGCGGGAGCTCGAATCCTGCTCGCTCGCCGACGTCGAGATGACATCCTGCGTGGAGAGCGGATCGATCTTGATGAGCTCCGCCTCGTACAGCTTGTTGTAGTACGGCATGATCTCTTGCATCTTGGTGCGCATCTGCCGTATCCACATGTCCACAGTCTCATGCGAGATCTCGTTGTACCAGAAATGATCGATGATCTTCTGGTTCAGAATATCGCGGTAGGCCTCATCGAAAATCGGGTATGAATCCAACCCCAGAGAATTGGTGCCGTGACGAGCAATAACTTCGCGCAGTTCTATAGTGAAGTCAGGCATTGGTGGGCTCCTTATCGCTGTGAGGGTTCATGGCTTCAAGGTCAGTGCTCCCCAGGCCGCCCATAGCGGCCTGCATCGCCATCATCTCCATCGGGTCCTCTCCCGGTTCCGACGTCTGGTCGAGGTTCCACTCGACGTGGACATCGAGCTTGAACATGCGGTTGATCTGATCGCACGCTGCGCGCCGTGCATTCAGAGCCACGGCCCGCATCCCGAGCACCTGCCCCGAGCTGCCGCTGGCTTCCTCAACAACCATGCGCTCGCGCTTCTCAGAGTTGACGTTCATGATGCCGAGCAATGTCATGCACTCGTTCCAGGTCTTGACCTTGGCCTCCATGACGTCCTGAATCTGGTGGGGCTTGTATCCCGTGTCGAACATGGCGACTTTGTCGGCCAGAGAGTCGCGGTTCATGGTTTCGGTTGCGAAAATGACGGGCTGTCCCTCCACAACCTTGTTGTAGGCCTGCACGAAGGTGTGGTACTCGTTGTTGTTGACGGCGAAGACGATGGGGTGGCGCGCATTCAGCATGTTGATCTCAAGGGTGCGGTCGAAGGCTGCGAGCCGCTGCGCGTAGGTGTCGATCACGTCCCAGTCGGGGCAGCGCATGTAGTTGGCCCAGATGGGGACACAGCTCTTAGCATCCAACGTCTTCGAATAAACTTGGTTTCCGTAAACCACGAACTCGGTAGGGTTGTTGTACATGTTCAACTGCCCGAGTCCCGTGGCGCGCAGCGCCATGAACCTTGCGAATTCCTGGTCGTAATAGAACACGGCCAGCGCATCATGCATAAGCGTAACTTCCAGGTACCTCGCGTCGATCGTCTCCGGCAGCCCCTGCCAATTAAACCGGTTGGAGCACAGTTCACTGATGATCCGCACGTACATGCGGAACAGGTGATCCTCACGATTCTGAGCGGGGTTTGCCCGCATTGATCCGCCCTCAGCGAAAGGGCGGTATATCTGGCTGTTCACGTAATCCTCACGCTTCATGATCACCACTCCATATTGATGTTGACGCCGGGTAGGGGTTCGTTGTCTGCGAAATCGGTTTTCCCAATCCTATCCGGATCGGACCACACGGTCACGCCCTTCTCGAAAATGCCGCGAATGGACTGGCGGAAACCTTCAGGACACGTCGTTGAATACAGGTAGGTTTCCTGCATCTTCCAGTACGTGAAGTTGGTCATGCACTGAAGATTCTTCGGAACCTTCGTCGGAATATTCATCGCATACCCGTACCGCAGCCAGAACTCGCCGATACGCGTCAGAGTGCCGTCATCAATGCGCCGTTGACGGCACACAAGCCGCCACCCATAGGTAGCAAGGTTGAAGGCGTCGCCACCAACGCCGCCCGACGTCGTCGGAGCGATCATCCGCGAGTCCTGCACCTTGGCATTGATACCCGCAATCGCGTTCGCGTAATCGCCGTTGGCGGCGAACTTCGCCATCGCTAGATTCGTGTCCGCATTGAACTTCGCGTAGCTGTTGTTCAGTCCGGTCATGGCGCTACGGGCTTCGATCTCGCGGCGGTTGTTCTCCATCGCCATCCCGTAGGCCATGCCATTATTGATGCCGCCCATCAGCGCCGAACTCAACGCCCCGCCAATGTTTCCGCCGGCGAGCTGCCCGATCGCACTCGCACCAGTATTCAACGAGCCGCCCAACAGGCGCATGTTGGCGTTGTATTCCGCACCTTGACGCGAGTAGGCGTTGGTGAGGTCGGTCGCTTGATTCGCCTGCATCATAGACGCCTGGGCCTGCGTGTAGGACGTGTCCGCACCCCGGATCGCTTTCTGCTGGGCCCAATCAGCGCTCTGGTACTGGTAGTGGATCGAGTGCGCATTGCCCGCCATGTACTGCAGGTACCCATTGTTCGTCAGTGCGAACGTCGGCAGGGCGCTGATCCCGGTCATGGCGTCGAAGTGTTCGGAGTAAGCGTTGTTGCCGTCGCCGGTGTTGTTCTGATTGTAGCCATTGACGGTGAACATGATGCGCGGCCCCGGCGGCACGACGTGCGCCCACATAGTCACCTTCAGGCTCGTGTCCCACACGCATTCGGGGCGCACCAGGAGCGGGGCGCCGTTGAACATGGTCACCTCATAGACCATGTACGGGTAGGTGTAGAGCTTCCAGAGCATGCGGTAGCGCTCAGGAATGTTGTCCTCCTTGCGGAAGCCGGGCGCAAGATCGATAGTCTGATTGTTGTTGATTCCTGCGGACCCGAAGCCGGTGGTGATTGGGTAGACGGTCGCTCCTTGCTTCTTGGTGCGCCGCTTCTTGTCCTCTTCATAGCCGGATGTGTCCGGCGTCTTCGCACTCGTCAGCCCGTCGAAGTTAATAATCCCTTTCGGGATGGCGGTGATGGTTTGCACACCTTGGCTCACCCATGGGCAGTTGGAGAGGGCTTCGGCGAGGCTGCGGAAGTTGCCGATGTCCATGGCGTACACGCACGTTGCATTCGCCATGCCTCCGGCGAGCGATCCTTTCGCCGTCTGGAAGTGGGGGTCATCCTCGGTGCCGTAATCGACGAGTAAGTCGATAGCAGAAGTGACGATGATGTCATAGTTGGCGGAATCAACGTTGCCGTCGATATGCTCGACGGAGGCCATGTCATGGCGCCACACTTCAGAGATGACGTACTCGCCGCCGGTGTCGAGCCCTTCGGGGACGGTGAGGTACTTGCGCCCGTAGTTCTCCCACTTGTCTTGGGCGGCAATGCCGATGTGCCCGCGCTCAACGTAGCACATGCCGAATTTGATTTCGTGCATGTAGGTCTGCCAGACGTCGAGCTGCACAGTGAACTCTGTTGTGTGCGGTGCAACGTACTCAACGGATGTGATGAAGTAGTAGAACGTGTTGCGGGAATTCACCGAATCGGCCGCATTCCTTACACACATGTAATTGTACTCGTTCGCCTGGCTGAACGGAATATCAAGCCTTACAGGCTGCCCCTGAGCACAGTACGTTAACCCATTGACGACAAGCTTAATGCCCTTCTCGTCATGATAATTCCATGCCTTGTCATAGTCATCAAACCAGACAATATCGCGGTACGTAGAGTCCCATTTCACGCGCGAAAGAACAACCGTGGTGCCCGGAGTCCACACAGCGTAATTAAAATCGTATCCGAAATCCCCAATATCCTCAGGGGGCTGATATGAAGTCATGAAAGAAGAATACCACGGCCGTCGTAACGACGGTCGTGGTATTCAAGGAAAGGAGGATTACTCCTTGGGCCAGACCTTCACGGCCTTGGAAGCATCTACCGGAACCTGTGCGGTCACCGGCGTCTGCGTGATCCGCTTGTGAGTCGCCGGATCAATGTACGTGATCGACCCTACGACCGTGAGCGTCTCCGCCGCCTCATCCAGGCCCACCTTGAGCACACCCTCATTCGTGATGCGAGTGCGCTGAGACTTCGCGCCAGTCACCGAGAAGGCAACCCCGAACTCGTAGTCGTACGTGTTCTTCCCGGCAACCTTGTGGACAATCTCAATGTTCTCACCCGGCAGCGCCTTCGCCGTCGTCGAAACCGGGGCGCCAGTATCGGCGTGGGCCGCCTTCTCGATCGTCAGCTTCAGCTCGCTTGGCTTGATCGTGATCGTGGAATCGTCATCACCGGTCCACAGGGCGACAGCGGGCACGAACAGCGAGGCGCTGATCACCTCCCAGTGGTGTAGGAAGTAGTTGGTGCCCAGCGAAATGGCGTTCGGCTGAGATTGGTTCTCAAGCAGGTTGTCGGCGATGACGAAGAAATCCTTCGTCGTCAGGATCGCCTGCGTCTTCTCCATCCCGAAGTACTCTTCCGGAATGGTGACGATGCGCCCGTTCAGCTGACTGAACTCTTGGTTGAAGGCGGCGGACCACGCCTCAACACCGATGTTCGCCATCACCTCGGGAGTTGTGACCAGCACCAGATCCTCGGGCTTGGCGAATGTCTCCATGTGCGCCGCATTGTACTTACGGCTGATGAACTGGAGATTGCCGGCGAGCGCTTGCGTCTTCTTGATGAAGGCCTTCGAATCCGCCTCAGTGGCGGCAAGGGTGCGCAGGTTCGGGACCTTGGCGTGCCAGAAGCCGCCGTTGGCCTCGTACTCGGCGAACAGCGACGTGGTCTGCAGGAACTCATCCCACTGGTCCGACGTGGTCGGTACCGCAAGGATCTGCTGCAGATACTGCTGCAAACCGGACTCGTCGAGGAACGCGCGGCGCACTTGATCACGGTTCACCGTGATCTTGTAATACTCGCGCCGATTCACCGTGTGGAACTGGGAAGCGACGTTGGGCTTACGGGCCGCGAACAGATCCTTCTCCATATAGTCGCGGTCGCCGGAGTACAGGTAGGACTCGATGAGGCCCTGCTGCACCTCTTCGATCGTGTCACCGAACTCAAGCATGCCGCGCTTGAAGATGGCGAGAGGATTGTTCCATGTAATGTCACGGAGAATGTACGTGCCGATCCGATTGACGAGCGCGTCGCAGAACTCATTGTAGGACGGCGTGTAGGACATGAGGCTGCGGAGCGTCGCAGAAATATTGCCCTTGGTCGCCTCCGGAACGCGCCTCTGATAGTCGGCGGACGCATCATTACGAATGCGGTTCAGCGCCTCAATATTATCGATCCCGCGAATCTTACCTGTGGGCTGCATTAGTTCTTCTCCTTGTCATTGCCCTGGTTCTGGAAATAAGCGTCGATCGAACCATCGTCCTGATAGTCGTCAACATTATCGGAATCTCCGGACTCGGCAGTAGAACCGCCATCCGATACCGCGGTCAGAAGATCATAGTTCTTGCTCTTCAGCGAATTAACGAGATCATTCAGCTCGCCATTCTGCGATGTCATCTCCTCGATCTTAGTCTTCGCCGAATCAAACCCGCTGCTCACCTCATCGTAGGCGCCACGCAGATCATCATAAATAGTGGCCGGAAGGCCGTCCTCCGGCGGATTCTGGAGCATATCTACAAGAGAATTGAAGTCCATTTTACTTCTCCATAAAGGTAGGGTAGGAGCTCTACGCCCCTACCCTACCAGCTAACCGGAAATTCTGGCTACGGCAACAGCCGACTACCAATCGAATGCGGTGCCCGGCGGCATTCAATCCGTGGTACCCGGGCAGCCCTAGTCACTCGTCGCCAGACTCCGGGGCCTTGTAGCCGTGCTCGACCGCCCAGTCTTCAAGAATCTTACGAAGCAAGAGGGGGCGCTTGAGGCGCAGGTCCCACTGCTTCTCTTCGATGAACTCATCGAGCTTGCGGTCAATGCTGACGGTGATGTTCTTCTTTGCCATGATATTCTCCTTATGCGGCGAATGTAAATGAGGTTGGCTTCAGGACTACTCCTCCTGGAACCTTTGTGGGCATGAGTTTACCATACCATCGCTGATCTTCAAGTAAATCTTCCGGTGTGATCTGCGCCGCAAGGTATTTCGGTAGCCCTGCAATGTGCGTTTCCGGAACGCCGTCGATCACCTCACAATACTGTTTAGCGCGCACGAAGATCGCCCGTGAGAACGTGGCCTCATGCTTCCAAGCTCCAATGTTCGTCGGATGCACGGTGATCTGATTCGGCTTCTCCGTCCCCAGAAGATGTAGCGAATCAGTGTCAGCATATAGGAAGCGGTCATAATTGAGCTGCGCCGAAGTGACGGTGTGGTGGCGTGCCCATGCGGTCACGAAGCAGCCCACGGGGGTGTAGACGGGGTCGGCGCTGTCCGCGGGGCCGCTGACCAGCTTGACGTGGTCGCCGTCGAGGATGGGCTTCTTCCCGGTTGTGTTCGTGTTCTTGGCGAATTTTCCGTAAAGTGAATTCAGCATTAATTTGGCGATTGTTCGCTTGCCGCCGGTCGAGTTGGCCTTGACTTCCATCCATTTATCAATATAATCGGCGATCATTCCACGTTCGCTATCAAAAGTGAATGTACCGTTGCAGGTGATAATATTCAAGTCATAATGCTTCGACCACAAGTCAAGATCAACTGACGTGCACGTCAATGTCGTCGGCTCATCAATGGCCTTCACGTACTCTGCCCCGTTAAAAAACCGAGAACGCTTGATCTGAATGCAAGGAATGTGATCTTCCTTCAGTTTCGCGGTCACCGTCACAGAAGTAATGAACAGACCGTCGTCAGGAATGTAATCAACGATATTGGGCTTGCCGAAGGGTAGTGGATCCTCGTGCATGACGTACGGATACAATGAATTTACGTCATACACGTCGCCTGCGCCCACGATGCGGCGAGAAAAGCGGGGGTTAGCATACGTGAAGCCGCCGCGATACGCTTGTCTGATCTCCTGATCCAAGCTGGCGGGGAGAACGGGGAAAGACTTCGCGAACGCCACCTGCCCACCGTAGACCTTCTTGAACTCGGCCATAGCGTCGCTGCCCACGGTAAGGTTCGTCAGGCCATGAGAAAGCTGCTCGGCGAGCGCGTAGGCCACAATCTCGACGTCGCGACGCAAATAGTCCCACTCCTCTTCACTAGGAATGTAGCCGACCGGGCGAGGTTTGTCGTAATCGATCTCGCCCTTGGCCTCAGGTAGATCGAAGGCCTTTGCGATCGCAGCAACGGGCATGGGAATCTTCTTGAGCGAATCGCGGATCTCGGTAACAACACCGTGCACATTAATGGTAATGGTGTAAAACTTGCCCATCTTATCGATGAGAGTTGAGAACTCCATCTCCCCGGGCTTGCCTTCAACCCACTTCCAACCATTTTTCATAATGTAGTCAATGATAAAGATGCCATCGAAGGAAAGATTATGGAAGTAGGTTGTCGTTGCCCCTTGCCCTAGGTGATCGATGAATGAACCGATATCAGTTCCACGCCTGAGGTCCTTGAGGTTGTGAATATCCACCGATGCCCACGCCCATACTCGGCAGTCATTCTCATCCGTGGTCGTCTCGAAGTCAGCGCTTCTTACGGTGACGGAGCTTTTTGCTCGTCTTTTCCGGCTTGATTTCGAGATTTTCGGCTTCATCGATCATACCAAGGAGAGTGAAGATTTTTTCATCATAGTCATCAAGTATCGCGGCAATAGCGCGCTTACCGATCTTGTCGTTGTCCTGGTTGTGGATCGCCCAGTAAAGACGGGAGAGGCGATCCGCGAAGTAATCATCATTACTCCACATAAACCAGAGCTTATCGTCTGGAAGATCGAGAACCCTGCGCAGACGATCATCGCCAACCTCATCAATCATGTCCGAGATATTCTGACGCGCTTGAGAAATCGCCTTATTGCGGCCCCGCGTCGTCTGGCGCTCATTCATGCTCTTGGCAATGGTGTACGCGCCCTCATCGGAGCTGAAGCGCCGCGGAGTAGGAAGGCGATACTCAACCAAGGATTCGGCACTGCCGGATTCCAGGTAGGCCTTCTTAACGCGCCAATCCTCATCATACTCTTTCGCTGTGATGCCAACCCATGGGATGAAGGTTCCTGCAACCGATTTCTTGTACTCGCGCTTGCGCTCATTGTCACGCTTATACTCGCGGCGCACGGCACGCATGGCGTCACCGCTAATGATATTCCCCCGAGCTCCCGCATAATATGTGGTGCCCTGGTAAAGAAACTTCTCAAGGCGTTCGAGATGGCGCTTCACCTGCGCCGTCGTCATGCGATTGATGCGTGCCTCGCCCTTGCGCACATCATATTCTGTGCCAGCAATATCGACGCCAAACTGTCCATTGTTCAGGTCAGTGAGCAGGCCGCCCGCGCGGGGATTGTAGGTGCCCTGCTTGATGAGGCGGACCTTGCGAGTGGCGCGGGCCTCAGCTTTAAGGGCCCTAAGGCGCAAGTCTCCGAGTGATGGGTTACCGGACATGAAAGCTCCTCCGCCCCTCCGTGTGGAGGAGCGGAGGAGCTTCTATACATTGTAGACGGTCAGGCAACCTCAAGGGAGTAGAAGCGGCGCATCTTGGTGCCCTTCTCGACCACCTTGACGGTGAGGGGCTGCTCCCACTCGTTCGGGTCTCCGAAGATGGAGATGATGTTCCTCACGCTGTTGAGTAGGCCCTTGGAAGTGGCGGAGTAGACCTTGCCGTCGTCAAGGACGAGAGTGGTGCGGGGGACGGTGATGACCTCATTGTCCTCGCTTGTGATCTCGACTTCCTGGACGATGATGTGCTTGAGTCCAACGACGCTGCCGACGAGGTCAGCGACGGAGTCAGAGCCGTTGACGGCTTGGTAAACGGTCTTCTTGTCCTCGAGGGTGGTGCCCTTGATGGTGCTGTAGAAGCCACTGGCCTGAAGGTTGGCGGCCACGTTAACGGATGAGATCTCGTTCGATGCCATCGGAGATGATCCTTTCATGTTGTTCGAAGTACACGCTTGTTGGCGTGTGTCCTGAGTGTACCACACACATCAGGACGGCTAGATATTCGATGTATTCAGGTTTCGGAATGTTACTTAGTGAAATGCTGTGTGTTGATAGTTTGTTCTCTGTCTCACCTTCGTAGATATCGATTGTGCCCCTACCGTAAATGTAGTGAACATCAGCGGTGTAGCGCTGGATCGTTGACTGAAGTCTGTCTGGATCAACGTCATCTACCTGTCTGATAGTTGTTTGCCATTGAAGGTCAATGGTCTTAACAACCCTCTTATCGCCCGATGGTGACGTTGTCGATCGATTAGTGTCGATCTCCTCCTTGAGGACTTCAACTTCAATGTCTTCTAAAGTTGATATGTAGATACCCATATCAGAAAAGATAGCCTGTGTTCATATTTTCGTCAACATCTTTTGGTTCGTCAACTCGAACCGGAATGGTCTCTAAGTAAACCCAACAAAGATCACGCAATATTTTTTCAATGATATCATCACCCTTCATAAACGGATCGTTGATAACAATCGAGCACTGAAAGATTCTATCCATCTCCAGCACGCCGGTCACGGCGTTCCCGTGCTTCGTGATGCGTATGGTGTGAGGGGTAGGGCAGTGGAAGGTGATGATAGTAACCGCAGACCGTTTTAGGAATGTGAAGGAATATTCCTCACCTTCGAGAAGATACTTTCGGGTTTCCATTGAAAAGCTCCTCGTCGATAATATTCACGATAGAATTATAGAATTTCGTTGATCGTGCTACCCCACTTTCGGTTGTGAACGAATACTTCCCGCCTTTATATGAAAGACTGAAGCGAGAGTTTTCTATGATGATGTGCGATTCGGGGAAGGAATTCATGAGAATCGCAACTATCTTAACACACTCTTTAAGCATTGCCCATACTCTTTTCTACTTCAAGAACCGCTTCAAGCTGAAGCGCCGAGTCAAGAGCTTTCTCAGTGACCCTGAAATTATTGTAATAAATAACATCCTCATCGTCAACCTTAATCTCCGCCTGAAGAATAGGGAGGTAGTACTCGCGCGTTGAATACTTCTCCAACGCTTCAGCTAACTTACTCTTCATTTGTGTTCCTCCATTCTACTAACAACCTTGTCAACATCACTCAACGTGGCCTCACGACCTTCAATAAACCAATAGCCTTCCATGTATTGAATCTCATAGCGAGAAATGTGAGGCCACACCATCGTGCCTCTAATAATAAGAGGTTCCCGCAAAGCATTCAAACGAAGAATTAGCGAACGTGACGGAGAATCCATCATTCCTCCATACCCTCCATCCTAGTAACAAGATCGTCAACGTCACTTGACATAACCTCACGACCATCAAAACCGAGAATTCAGACCTTACAAATATTTTTCGCTTCTTAAACCCCTCTATCA